ACACCTCGTCGTTGCGGGGCTCGGCCACCAGCAGCGCGACCGACTGATAGGGCGTGCCCGGAACCGGGGTGAACCCGGCGTTCTCGTGGTGGGTCGCCAGCGCGGGCGTGATGGTCTGCAGCGCGGTTTCCAGCGCGGCGCGGACAGCGGTAAGGCTCACAACGCCCCTCCCTGATAGACCGACCCGCCAACCCTGCCGACCACGAGCGAGACGATGTTCGGCCACTCCACGGCAGTTAGACCGGCGAAACCTTGCGGGGCCTGGGCGGACGAACCGCGCTCAAGGGCCGGGCCGTAGGGGAGCGCGTTGGTGATGAAGTGCCGGAAGCCCAGGAGGTCCCGGGGTATTTCCTCAAGATTGTGGACGAACCACTCCCGGGTGGCCTTGTTCGCGAACAGGTCCGGGGTCGTCAGGCCATAGCGCCAGTTCGACCGGAACCGCCCGGTGTCAACCGGGCTGCGCTTGATCAGCCGCTCCCCGGCCTCCTCGATGGCGCCGCGCAGGACGCGGTTCATATCGGCGCGCACCACGATCTTTGCGGTGGCCATCTGCTCGGCGAACGAGACCACTACGCCACGCGGCAGGTTAGAACGTAGAGGATGGCCACGGCGCCACCGGTCACGGTCTCAACCCGGACCACAACGTAGTTCACGGCCAGGACGGTCAGGCTGTCGCCGGGTGCGGGCGCCGCGCTCAGTTGGGCAGCCGGGATGCTGACGCGCTTGTCGCCAGCCTGGGCCAGCCCCAACATAAGCTCGCGACCCCGGACCTCCTCGACAGTGCCGAACACGTTGGCGACCGTGGTGGTGACGGCGGCCACGCCGGTTGCGGCATCGTAGGCGCCGGGTGTCTTGCGCGTCAGCGCAACAGGCGCGCCCAGGCCCTCCGCGGCGATCACATTGGAAACCGTTGCCGCAATTTCGGTGAAGTCGACCATGCGGGCCTCCGTGCTAAGGTGGGGGCATGGGGAACCCGATCAGCGACGACGAGGTAGGTCGCAGGCTTCGCGCCGCGTCGGACGTGCTGGGCGTGGAGCCGGGCGAGACCGTGGTGGGCAACACCGCCATCGAGGTGGCGCGGCAGGCGCTTGTGATCCTGGGCGCCGGGATGGACGAGGCGGTCGCGCCTACTCCACAACCCGCACCCTAACCCGACAACGACACCCCGGATCGAACCGCCAGCCCGGCTGCATGACCGGACCCTTGTAGGTCTGGAACGGTTGATCCAGGCGAACGCCAGCGGCGTTGAGGCCGGGAACCTCCCGGTGCGTCGGGCGGACTTGGTCGTCGCCAGCGGTGATCCAGAACCGGCGAACCGAGTCCTCCTTGACCACGCCCCGCGTGATGGCCTGCTTCCACGCCTCGACCTGGGCGTTGTGGGCGACCTCGGACGCCTCGTTGAGCGCGATGGTTTCGCCCCGCAGGCGCAGCGCCCGGTTCCGGTAGGCGAAGACCATGGCCTGCCGCTGTTCGTCGGTGAGCGACCTCTCCTCGCGGATGGCCTTGGCAATGGTGCGGTCGAACCGCTTGTCCCGCAGCTTGCGCTCCAGGGCACCCGGGTTCGGTGGGGACTCGGCCAGTTCGGCGGCGTAGTTCCGCGCCCACTTCGCCTGCTCGGCGTTGAGGCCGATCATGCCGCCCTCGCGCTGGCGGGTGACACTCGAGATGCGACCCACGAGGTCCAGGGCCAGCTTTTGCGGTGTCTGCATGGAAAGCATCGGGTCAACACCCAGGCGCAGCGGGCGAAGCGCCTCGCGCACCATGTCGCGCTGCTCATCGCTGATCCGGGTGATCAGTTCGGTCGCGTGGGTCCGCAGCCAGTTATCCGCCGGGGGGTCTCGCACGTCGAAGATGGCAAGGCCCACGCCCGGACCCACGTTGATGCTGACGGTGGTGTCCATTCCGGCGGCTTCGAAGAAGGCCTCAAGGACGGCGGCCAGTGGGCGGAAGCGGACAGGCTCAATGCCGATCAGGCGGACCGCCCGCTCTACGTCCCCGGCTTTCAGGGCCTCGACCAGTTGGGCGATGACCACCTTGTTTCGGATCCCTTGGATGCTTAGGCGGAAGGCCGCAGCGATCCGGGGTTCCCAGGTCGCCATCAGCCGCTCAATGCGGTCCATCAGGCCCTCGCGGTGTTGCCGCTGTAGGTGCTGGTCCCGCCGATCAGCGGCGACAGGGCTTGGTCGATCCGCGTGAAGGTCGTGGTGTTGGCCGTGTCGGCTGCATACTCGACCTCGGTGCTGCCCGCCTTGACGCGGCGAATGATGCCGCCGCCGGGCTTGATGTCCGCCGCCAGGGAGCCCGGCGCCACAATCTCGCGGTCGGCGCCCTCGTAGGTGGCGTTCTCGACCTCAATCGGCACGGCGGACGAGGAGAGCGTCAGGCCCTCGCGGTCAGCGGCGCCCGCCCGGGGCCATTGGCGCACCTGGGAGCGACCGTTGGTCTTGAAGCCCTGCCACTGGGCCATGTAGGCGGCGTCCACATACTCCGACGAGCGGACCAGGGCGGCCAGGATGGTGGCGTCGTCGGCGGCGTAAGTCTTGGCGCGAACCGAGGCCCAGGCCAGGAACCCCGCGACGGTGCCGTAGTTGTCAGCCATCGGTGGTCACCTCCCGCGTTGCGCCCCGCGCCAGCAGTTCCGGCGGCGCCCGGGTATCGAGCCACGCCTGATAGAGGCCCTGGAAGATGGCCTGCATGGCGTAGGCTTCAAACTCGACGGACGGTTGCCCGGGGTCGTTCATCGCCTCGCGGACCGCCTGCCAGACGTGGGTGGCCTCGTGGCATAGGAGCCCGGCTATCTCGACGCGCGAGCGCCCGGGTTCGTCGGCCTGCTTGCCAAGCGTCACGATAACCCGGTCGGCGCCCGGCTTCGTGAAGCGCGTGCTCGTTGCCGCGTTGGTCGGATAGGGCAAGTCCTTGAGGCCCATCGACCGGGCATGGTGTTTCCACGCCGCCTTGGAGGGACAAAAGCCGATCTCCACCGGCTGCCAGCCCCGGTCAATCCAGACGACCCGATTGCGCGGGTCGTCCTTCGCGTTGCAGGTTTGGCTCACGCGGTCGGCGCCGGGTCAACCACCTCGGGGACCGGCGCCGCATCGCGCTCGGCGCGGGCCGCGTTCCGCAGGGCCAGGAGGTCGGCCTTAACGGCGCGCGGGTCGTAGGGGACCGCCATCGCCTCCAGATCAGCGATGATCTCGCTCTTGGTCAGACCGTGGCCGTGTTCGCTGCCGCCCCGCTCGCCGTCGCCGTCATGGTCCAGCGGGTCGACGTAGAGGGTGTGAACCGCCTCATCGAAGTCGCTCTCGTTGATTTCCACGAATGCGCCCTGGCTCGCGGGATGGGTGGAAACAACGCGAACGGACGGGATGGTGTTTGGCATGGTGGTCTCCTGGGGTTGGAAGGTCGTCCTGTTCTCACGGAGGAGCCCCCTGCGCGGGCGCCTGCGAGAGAACAGGAGGGGCGTGAGCCCCCCCTGTCCCGGTCTCTGCATGGCCAAGGGGTGTTAGCCCTGCAGAATGCCGCTCGCGAAGGTGTTGATGGTCCGGAAGCCCCAGGCGAGGTGGAGTTCCCAGGTGCGCTGGCCGTACTGCGCGATGTCGAGCATGAGGTAGGTCATGCCCCGCGCGTCCGAGACCAACTGCTGCGTGATCGTCGGGTTGGCGGGCATCAGCGGGGGACGCATGACGCCCACGATGGCCGACTTTTCGAAGAACAGGTTGGCGGTGTAGGAGGTGTTCATCGTGATCGCCCGCGTGGCCGTGGGAATGGCGACCCGAAGGCCGGGCTCCGCGATGGTGATGGTGCCACCGTTCGACACGTCGGTGTCCCCGGACACGACCACATACTTGTTCGGGTCAGTGGCCAACGTGATCACGTCCCCGGCCAGGATGGTCCCGGTGCCCGCCGAGGCCAGCGTAAGGACGGTGGAGCCTACCGCGTAACCCGCGTTGTTCGTGGTCGCGCCCGAGGCCGTGCCCGCCGTATGAAGACCGATGCCCGCGCTTTCGAGCAGGGTGAACCCCATCTCCTGGCCGAAGTTGCCGGTCCGGCGGGGCTGCTCAGAGCCCTGCTGCTGCATCTGCTGGAAGATGCCCAGGTTGCGGAGGTTGAGACCGGCGTTCGTGTCGAACACCATGCTCGCCTCGGCCATCGGGGCGCCGTTATCCACCATAATCTTGCGGGCGTTGGTGAGCGCCTGGAGGTCGGAGACAAAGGGCGTGGTGCCCGAGGTGCCGAAGGCACGGGAGGCGCCCAGCTTGGCCGCTAGGGCGGCGTCCACCTCGGCCTCGTTCCGGAGCGTCCGCATACCCTGGAGGACGAGCTGCCGCACCCAGTCCTCGCGAATGCCACCGTTTTCCAGCGAGCGGATTTGCTCGCCGGTCAGGTGCCAATCGACCTTCCGGGACTTGGTGATGGTAACGTCGATCTTCTGCGCCGTGGCGCTTGCACCCTGAGAGGGCACGTTCGCCGGGGTGAAGTTGGAGGCGGCGCGGACGGGCGCGACGTCCACCGACACGGCATCACCGACCGCGACACCCTTGTCATCGAAGTCGGTGTTGATGGCGCCGACGACACCCCAAGGCTCGTTCTGCACGTCACGCGCAGCGGTGAACAGGGTCGGGGCAAGCGGGGTCAGGACGTTGGTCATAGGGATAGCTCCATGTGCTGGGCGGCGTCAGGACGAGGCCGCGTTTAGGGTCGGGGTTGATGGTGGGTCATCCGACCCGTGCACCGAGGCCCATCCGGCGCCACGGCAATTTAGGGGGGCGGCCTTAGCCGTCCACGAGCTTGACGCCGTCCGCCATCCGCGCAGCGCGGTCCTTGGGCGAGAGGGCGTTGAATTCGGACTGCTTCATCTGCTTGGAGCCACTGCCACCACCACCGGGGGGCGGGGCGCCGGAACCCGCCGCGCCGGTCCCCTTGAGGATCGAGTCCTTGTGGGGATAGGCGTCGATGATGATTTCCAGCGCCTCATCGAAGCTGGCGAACTGGGAGGGGTTGCCGCGCGAGTAGATGCGGTTCCCCTGGCCGTCGTAGGCGACGACGTTGCCGTCCTCGATCTTGAACTGTGTGCCAAAGCGGGACTGCACGAGGTCCGCCGGGATGGCGAGTTTCGCGTTGTCCCCCACGATCAGCGGGGAGCGGGCGAAGGCGCCGCCGATCTTCTCGGCGTAGAGCGCCTGCTCGAGCTTGCTCGCGCGGTCGGTCTCGGCGGCCAGCTTGGTCTCGTAGCCCTTGGCGACCTCGGTCTTGACCCGCTCAACCTCGC